AAGTCAAGCAGCGGTAAACGCTTATCGTCGTGAGAATCCTGGTTCAAAACTTCAAACTGCAGTAACTGAAAAAAATCCATCAGGCAAAAGAGCAAAACGTCGTGCATCATTCTGCCGTCGTATGAAAGGAATGAAATCCAAACTGACTTCTGCAAAAACTGCAAGAGATCCAGATTCAAGAATTAATAAGGCACTTCGCCGTTGGAATTGTAGTTGATTATGTCAAATGAACTTTCAGATCTTTTTAAGTTAGTCGCTCAAGAAAAGAAAAGAAAAAAAGAAGAAATAGAATCTTTGATTGGAGATTCTTTTGAAAAACTTTTTATTGAGCAACTTCAACCAAAAACCAAAAAAGAAATTAAAGAAGAAATTAAAGAAGAAATTAAAGAAGAAGTAATTACCGAAGGTCTACTAAACATTTTACCAACGGAAAAAACTTCAGATCCATTGACACCATTGAATCAAAATTTTGCAACTTTAGATGACCTTCAAAACCATTATAAACTTTTTCTCAATCGCATTCAACAACAACTTTCCACATTAGGTGGAGGTGGTGAAACTCGTCTTGAATTTCTCGATGACGTAGATAGAGATTCTGTAAAAGCAAATCATAAATTTTTAAGATATGATTCAAGTACAAATAAATGGATTGGTTCTAATGCCGGAGAAGGTCCATTCATATCAACAACAACTTATGTAACTTCATCATCATACACGATCACTGAAAATGATTACTATATTGGCGTTAATTATGCTGGAGCAGTTACAATTACTCTTCCGACTGGAGTATCTGAAGGAACTACCTACATAGTAAAAGATGAACTTGGAGAGGCATCCAAGGGAACAAATAGATATATCACAATCATTCCGTCAGGTTCGGATAAAATTGACGGACGAGATAGAGCAATTCTTGCGTATGATTTTGGTTCACTTACATTTGTTTATAGAAACGGTTGGAGGGTAGTTTAATGTCTCATTTATATAAACCAAGTCAAGAACAATTTGATGCTTTTGGTCGCTTAAGAATTGCAGCACCATTAACACTCTTTGATTCATCACACAGATATAGAGACAATAATCTTTTTACTAGTTTGATTGTTGGAACTGGTTCAACAGTTGGATTTGTAACTGTGCAAGGTTTAGTAGATATAACTGTTGGCGTAGGAAGCACTGCATCAGTTATTAGAGAAACTACAAAGACATTTTCATATCAACCAGGAAAATCATTACAAATTTTGAATACTTTTATAATGAATGAACCAAAAGTAAATCTTCGCCAAAGAGTAGGTTACTTTGGCACTGATAATGGAATTTATTTTGAATCTGCTGGAATTGGAACTACATCAATTAGTTTTGTAGAAAGAAGTTTAGTAACAGGCGGTCTTTCCGAAACCAGAGTTCCTCAATCACAGTGGTCGGAAGATACTTTAGATGGAACAGGTCCATCTGGATACACACTTGATGTCTCCAAAGGTCAGATTATGTGGACTGATATTGAATGGTTGGGACTTGGAACAGTTAGAGTTGGTTTTGTAATTGATGGACAGTTTATTCATTGCCATTCATTTCAACATGCAAATCAAATTAAATCAACTTATATTACAACAGCATCATTACCAATTAGATATGAGATTACAAATACTGGAGTAACAACCAGTGTAAGCACATTAAAACAAGTGTGTTCATCAGTAATTTCAGAGGGTGGATACGAACTTCGTGGATTACAACAATCAGTTGGAACTGCGATTACAAATCCAGTTGGATTAACAACATCAACATCATATTACAACGTTGTTTCAATTCGTCTAAAATCTTCTCCCAACAGGTTAGATGCAATTGTAATTCTCACAGCACTTTCACTTTTAGGTGCTACAAATAATGCGAATTACAATTGGCAAGTTCGAGCAAGTGGAACCACTTCGGGCGGAACTTGGATAAGTGCGGGATCTGATAGTGCCGTTGAATATAAAATTGATGCAGGAACTTATACTGGTGGAAGAATTTTAGGTTCTGGATTTTTTAATTCTGCTCAACAAGGTTCTACACCAGTAGATATTCTCAAAGAAGCATTGTTTAAATTTCAATTAGAAAGAGATGGATTAACCAATACTCCGTATGAATTATCATTGGTTTGTTCTAGTGATTCTGCAAACGCACTTGTATTTGGATCTCTTGATTGGGAAGAAATTAGTAGGTAATTTTTTATGAGTGATGTATATCTTGGTAATCCGCTTTTAAAAAAAGCAAATACTCCTATTGAATTTACACAAGAGCAGATTCTTGAATTTGTTAAATGCAAAGATGATCCTGTTTATTTTGCAAACAATTATGTAAAGATTGTTACTCTTGATCATGGATTACAAACTTTTAAACCATATCATTTCCAAGAAAAGTTAATTAATAACTTTCATAAAAATAGATTTAATATATGCAAGATGCCCCGTCAGACTGGTAAGTCTACAACTGTGGTATCATTTCTTTTACATTATGCAGTGTTTAATGATAACGTAAATATTGGTATTCTTGCAAACAAAGCTGCAACCGCAAGAGAACTTTTAGATCGTTTGCAAACAGCATATGAGAATCTTCCAAAATGGATGCAACAGGGAATCATATCTTGGAACAAAGGTTCATTGGAATTGGAGAATGGAAGTAAGATCTTGGCTGCTTCTACTTCTGCTTCTGCAGTTCGTGGTATGTCTTTCAATATCCTCTTTTTGGACGAATTTGCGTTCGTTCCAAATCATATTGCAGACTCATTTTTTGCGTCGGTTTATCCTACGATTACTTCAGGTAAACAAACAAAAGTTATCATAGTTTCTACTCCACATGGTATGAATCATTTCTACCGCATGTGGCACGATGCGGAGAAAGGCAAAAATGAATATGTCTTTACTGATGTTCATTGGTCTGAAGTTCCAGGTAGAGATGAGGAGTGGAAAAAACAAACCATTGCAAACACATCTGAACAACAATTCAAAGTTGAGTTTGAATGCGAATTTTTAGGATCTGTTGATACTCTGATTGCACCATCTAAACTTAGGAACCTCGTCTATGACCACCCTAAGACACGTAGCGGAGGATTAGACGTTTATATTGATCCACAGGAGCAACATGACTATGTGGTCACTGTAGACGTTGCTAGAGGCGTAGGAAATGATTACTCAGCGTTTACTGTAATTGATATAACACAGTTTCCTCACAAAGTCGTTGCAAAGTATAGAAACAATGAAATAAAACCGATGCTGTTTCCAAGCATCATACAAGAGGTGGCTTCAAGTTATAATGAGGCATTTATACTTTGCGAAGTTAATGATATTGGAGATCAAGTAGCAAGTATTCTTCAATATGATCTAGAGTATAAAAATTTACTTATGTGCTCTATGAGAGGTAGAGCAGGGCAAATTGTTGGACAAGGATTTTCTGGAAAGAAAACTCAACTTGGCGTTAAGATGTCCAAAACCGTAAAAAAAGTTGGATGTCTAAATCTCAAGACAATGATTGAGGAAGATAAATTATATCTTAATGATTATGAAATTATTTCAGAACTTACAACATTCATCCAAAAACACAATTCATTTGAAGCGGAAGAAGGTTGTAACGATGATTTGGCAATGTGTCTAGTTATCTATGCTTGGTTAGTTGCACAAGATTATTTTAAAGAACTCACGGATCAAGATGTAAGAAAGAGATTATATGAGGAACAAAAAAATCAAATTGAACAGGACATGTCTCCATTTGGATTCATATCTGATGGATTAGATTCTAGTAGTTTTGTTGATGCTGATGGTGACAGGTGGTTTGTTGATGAATATGGAGATCGTGCGTATATGTGGGAGTATATGTAATGGATTTTGATAAGCAATTAAAGTTTGGGCATTTATTGCTTGTTGATAGAAAGTGTAGAACATGCGGAGAGATGAAAAATTTAATAGATGGATTTTACAGAACTCGTAAAGATAGAGGTGCAGTATCTTCATCTTATTCATATGAATGTAAAGAGTGTTCTATAAAAAGAATTATAATCAATAGAATGACCACCAAAGTTTTTGATAAATGGGAATATCCTGATTGGTGATGTTCACGTCACGTTTTCTCCATGTAAAGTAAGTTTTTAATAAATATTTTTTAGATAAACTGAGACTTTACGGAGAAAAACATGGCGACTCCTCAATTATCTCCAGGCGTACTCGTCAGAGAGGTTGACTTAACAGTAGGAAGAGCTGATAATGTTTTAGATAATA